CAGTGTAACCCATTGGGTTATGTTGTCAAGTGAAATAATTCTATTGAACCCATTGGGTTATTAGTCAATGGCTATTCTGCGAGACTGTGACAATGTGACTTTATAAAAGAGTAAGAGGTTTTGAGAAAGTGAAAAAAAAGACCCAATGGGTTTAGGTTAAAAAAAAATCTCCCTGCGGAGTACAGTTGTCACACTCGTCGTCAATAGTGGTCTGTTTGCTAAGATTTGACAATATTTAACAGACCCAATGGGTCATTAACCCATTGGGTCACTAACCCAATGGGCTATTCACTGACCCATTGGGTTAAATGATACTGATAACCCATTCTCACTGACCCATTGGGTTAAATGATACTGATAACCCATTCTCACTGACCCATTGGGTTAAATGATTCTGATAACCCATTCTCACTGACCCATTGGGTTAAATGATACTGATAACCCATTCTCACTGACCCATTGGGTTAAATGATTCTGATTTGAATGGGGGGGTGGGGCCTTGCGCCATGTGGTCACGGCTGCGAAGGTATCAGATGAATTTTTTTTATTTTACAAATTTATCATCATTCATAACCCAATGGGTTCACAGTCACAGTCAGTCACACCTCCCACTTGACACAGTTAATCTTTGTCACAGTCAGTCACACCCCACATTTACTCGCCCTCGTGCATAATCAAGACACTATGAATAATCAAACCATAGGCGAGATTGACACACCACTCGAACTACCTGACTGGCTCAGTGCTGGCGATCCTCCGCCCTTATCCCCTACCCCTCTGTCCATTGCCAATGCCAAGAGCAATCGGGAACTCATCTACATGAAATTCGAGAATGCCTTTGAGGGCGTGCTTGACAAGATTGCCTCGGGCTATTCCCTGAAGAAGGCACTGGATGAGGACTTCCGGCAATTTGAAGCGGGAATGTTTATCCAGTGGATGAAGAAGACAGGGGACAAGTACAGTCGGTATGTAAGCGCCAAGGAGATGCGCAGTGAACTGTGGGTAGCTGACCTTATCGACATTGCCGATGCTGACGACTCGATGGAGGACGTTCAGCGGTCACGGCTAAAGATTGACACTCGGAAGTGGATCATTGCATCGGACAACCGGAAGGTGTACGGCGATACGAAGGTCATTGACATTGGTGGGCAGATTAGTATCTTGGGTGCGCTGGCTGCTGCTCAGAGTCGCACTATCGAGTTGCTGGATGTTATAGATGTACCGATGATCGAGGGGGATAACTGATGCAGAAGCCACTATATGCGCCTGCTGAGGAGCAGCAGCTTATGAGTCAGTTGTGGAGCACACAGCTTGCCGATGACCCTGAGAGCTTCGTCCTGTTCAGTTTCCCGTGGGGGGTAGCGAATACGCCATTAGAGAAGTTCAAAGGGCCACGGGCATGGCAGCGGAAGATATTACGCTCGGTGGGTGCTCATATCAAGGCTAACCGAGGTCAACTGGACATGGAGGCGTTGCGCAACGCAGTCAGTTCTGGTCGGGGGATCGGGAAGTCGGCACTGGTGTCTTGGCTGATCTTGTGGATGCTGAGTACCCGTATCGGGTCTACCGTGATTGTCTCGGCTAACAGTGAGAACCAGCTTCGCACAGTTACATGGGGTGAGTTGACCAAGTGGGCCACGATGAGCATCAATGCCCACTGGTGGGAGGTGTCGGCTACCAAACTCGTACCTGCACAGTGGCTGACTGATCTGGTGGAGCGTGACCTCAAGAAGGGTACACGTTACTGGGCAGCGGAGGGGAAGCTGTGGAGTGAGGAGAACCCGGACAGTTATGCGGGTGTTCACAATATGGATGGGATGATGGTGATCTTCGATGAGGCCAGCGGTATTCCTGATGGGATTTGGTCAGTGGCTGCTGGATTCTTTACCGAGAAGATTCTGGACAGGTACTGGTTTGCGTTCAGTAATCCCCGGCGCAACACCGGGTACTTCTTTGAAACGTTCCACGGCAAACGGGAGTTTTGGAACGGGAACATTATTGATGCTCGTACCGTAGAGGGTACTGACAAGTCGATCTATGAACAGATCATTGCGGAGTACGGGGAAGACTCCATACAGGCCCGTGTCGAGGTGTATGGTGAGTTCCCGGCATCGGGTGAAGACCAGTTCATCTCGCCTGTTACCGTTGAGGATGCGTTCAAGCGTCCGAAGTACAAGGACTTGACCGCACCTGTGGTTATCGGGGTTGACCCGGCCCGTGGGGGTATGGACAGTACGGTGATCTTGGTGCGTCAGGGTCGTGACATCGTGGCGATCAAGCGGTTCAAGGGTGAGGACACTATGAGCGTGGTAGGTCACGTCATTGATGCCATAGAAGAATACAAGCCCACCATGACCATCATTGACGAGGGTGGGCTGGGCTACGGGATACTGGATCGGTTGACTGAGCAGCGTTACAAGGTACGAGGGGTGAACTTCGGGTGGAAAGCCAAGAGTCCTGTGATGTATCAGAACAAACGGGCTGAGATGTGGGGTGCGATGAAGGACTGGTTGAAGACTGCCAGCATACCGACTGACCGACAACTGAAGGCAGACCTGACTGGCCCCATGCGAAAAACGAACTCAAGCGGGTCTATTTTGCTGGAGAGTAAGAAGGAGATGAAGGCCCGTGGGCTGGCTTCGCCCGATGCTGCTGATGCTCTTTGCGTCACATTTGCGTTTCCGGTGGCCCATCGAGAGTACAATTCTTCAACTACACGCCGTGTAAATGCGCAGTCCGGCGGCGCTACAACTTCATGGATGGGGTCATAATGCTCAAAAAATCTGTTAGCCCTGCTGCTTTTCGTAAAAATGTTGCCACCGAAGTGAAGTCCGGCAAGCCTGTCAAGCAGGCCGTGGCAATTGCCTATTCAGTCAAGCGCGAAGCCGCCAAACCAACATCTAAGAAAAAATGAACCTTGTTCCACTGGGTGATTGCATCCTTATTAAGCAGAATGTAGAAAAACAAGGACTAATCCTGTTGCCTCAGAGTAAAATGTTCTCAGGCATCATCATGGCTGCTGGTAAGAAGGCCACTGACGTTGTTGTTGGTGACAATGTATTATTCGGTGAGCATTCGGGTCAGAAAGTCACTCATGAGGGTGAAGACTACCTAATGATGCGTGAAAAAGACGTGATTGGAATCTTCAATGAGTAATTCTGGAATGTACGATGTGGCGAAAGTCGCTGCTGGTAGCGTGAAATCGGGTGATAAAGCCGATATTCTGACCACCATGCGGTCACGTCTGACGATGGCGATCTCCGCGCTGTCCGAGTCCCGTGAAGATGAGTTGGATGACTTGCGATTCTTTGCAGGCTCTCCTGATAACCATTGGCAGTGGCCTGCTGATGTCTTGGCTACTCGTGGTGCTGTTCAGGGTCAGACTATCAATGCACGCCCTTGTCTCACTATCAACAAGTTGCCTCAACACGTTCGACAAGTTACCAACGACCAGCGTCAGAACCGTCCCAGTGGGAAGGTAATCCCTGCCGATGACAAAGCTGATGTCGCAGTTGCTGAGATTTTTGATGGCATGGTTCGTCATATTGAGTACATCTCCGATGCTGATGTTGCCTATGATACGGCCTGTGAGAACCAAGTGGCCTATGGTGAGGGCTACATTCGTCTTTTGACCGAGTATTGCACTGACGATTCATTCGATCAGGACATCAAAATTGGTCGCATTCGCAATTCCTTCAGCGTTTACATGGACCCGATGATCCAAGACCCGTGCGGCTCTGATGCTACATGGTGTTTCATCACTGAAGACGTGTTGAAGGCTGATTATTCTCGTATGTTCCCTGATGCGGTGCCCATCTCGTCATTGCAATCACTTGGCGTTGGCGATCAGTCGCTGGCTCAGTGGGTGAACGAGGATACGGTGCGGATTGCGGAATATTTTTACTTTGAGCACAGTAAACAGAAGCTGAATCTGTATACGGGCAACATTACAGCCATTGCAGACTCTCCTGAAGACAGAAACCTCAAGCAAATTTACGGCAAGGCCAAGCGCACCCGTGATGTGGACGTGAAAAAGGTCAAATGGTGTAAAACCAATGGCTACGAGATGCTTGAGGAACGCGATTGGGATGGTAAGTGGATTCCAGTGGTGCGTGTGGTTGGAAACGAGTTCGAGGTGGACGGTAAACTGTTCGTTTCAGGCTTGGTTCGTAACGCCAAAGACGCCCAACGGATGTACAACTACTGGGTGAGCCAAGAAGCCGAGATGCTGGCACTGGCCCCCAAAGCCCCGTTTATTGGCTATGGTGGTCAGTTTGAAGGCTACGAGAACCAGTGGAAGACAGCCAATACGACCAACTGGCCTTATCTGGAAGTCAACCCAGACGTCACAGACGGTTCTGGTGCTACTCTGCCCTTGCCACAGCGTGCCCAGCCCCCTATGGCGTCTTCTGGACTGCTTCAGGCCAAGGCTGGAGCCTCTGATGACATCAAGAGCACCACGGGTCAGTATGACTCAAGCCTTGGAGCCACAAGTAACGAACGCTCAGGTCGTGCCATTCTTGCCCGTGAGAAGCAGGGCGACACAGGCACATACCACTTTGTTGACAATCTGGCCCGTGCTGTGCGCTACATCACTCGTCAGTGTGTTGACCTGATTCCCAAGATTTACGATACAGAACGTGTCGCTCGGATCATTGGTGAAGATGGTACATCGACAATGGTGAAAACCAATCCAGACCAGCCTGAACCAATCAAGAAGATTGTCAATGAAACAGGCATCGTGATTGAGAAAATCTATAACCTCGGTGTTGGCAAGTACGATGTCTGCGTCACTACTGGCCCCGGTTACATGACCAAGCGCCAAGAATCTTTGGAAGCCATGAGCCAGTTGTTGCAGGGTAATCCCCAACTCTGGGCAGTCGCTGGTGACTTGTTTATCAAGAACATGGATTGGCCCGGTGCTCAAGAGATGGCTGCACGTTTTGCCAAAACCATTGATCCCAAACTCATGGCTGACCAAGATGATCCAGCCCTCCAAGCTGCCAATCAGCAAATGGAAGCAATGGGTAAAGAAATGGAACAGATGCACCAGATGCTCCAGAATGTCAGCAAAT